AGCAGGGCTAGTAGACGATACTACGCCTGAAATGACGTTATTTGCTAACCTAGTTAAAGTAGCAAATCGTGCAGTTGCTATAACTAAAGGCATCAGAAAGCTTGAGGGTGCGTTATGAGTCGCTTTGACGATACCGTACAAAAGTTAGCTAGCTGCGCTGTAAAGTCAGAGCTGTTCAAGACAATACCTTCTGCTCTAGTTGAAAAAACAGCCGCGCCCACTGCCAGCACCGCGTCTTTTGGCGCGAAGGTGCTTGAGCAAGCTTTACCTAAGGTACTGGCAGGCGCTGCACTGGGTATAGGCACGTTCGGCTTATCTAAGGCGTACGACAATATGTTTGGAAGCCGTACGCAAGTAGAAGAACACCAAAGAGAGCTTGGGAAGCTTACGGCCCAGTCGCAATTCAAAGCTGAAGCGCTTAATCAACTGAAGCCGCTTCATACTAATGTTTTTAATTCTGTAATGCAGGATCAGGTAATAAAGGATGCTGATCCTTCTCTAATGAAATCTACTTTCGACACGATGCGTAAGTTTGCGCCTAACTTAGCAGCAGACTCTAACGCCGCTAAGAGTTTCCTTAGAGAACACGCTATATACGGCACGGGCCCGAGCTACGCGGCTCTAAAGAATCTTGCTGATGCCGAGCAGGCTATATCGCGGGCTGGCGGCGTCACCGCAGACATTAAAACCGCTGACTGGAAAGAACAAGTAGCTGATGCGGTCATGGCCAGCCACCTGTTGAACACTGCGGGCAAGCCTGCAGCCGTATTGGGCACCCACGCGCTAGCCGGGGCAGTGCCTGGGGCGCTTGCCGGCGCCATCGCTGACGACGACAACCGCCTAGGGGGTGCGCTGAAGGGTGGCCTTACGGGCGCGGCCTTGGGCACCGCTGTGGGCGGAGGCAACCTGGCACTTCGCCATGCTGTAGAAAAAGAAATACTCAAAGACGTTCTACGGGGTGAGGTTGTAGGCAAGTACTTACAAGGGTCTAGCGTTCTAAGTCCTGCCCTAGGCACTGTCGGCGGCGCGCTGGCGGGGTCTTATGGTTCTACCGATAAGACTGCTGCAAACAGAGTTGATGGTGAAAAGACGGCGTTTTCCTGGCGTAACCTTGGCTCCATGGCGGGCAACCACGCCTTAGGCGGTGCAGCTGCTGGCGCGGTAGGCGGCGCGATTGGCGCAGAGAGCGGGCACCGCCTAGAAGGCGCGGCCCGCGGCGCAGCCATGGGTGGCGTACTCGGCGGCCTTAGCGGCGCAGGGCAGTACGCCGGTCGTCGTGCGATGGGACAGCACGTAGACGCGGCCGCGCAACGCATCCGAGCTTATTCAAAAGCGGCACCGGGATCCGTAGAGCAAGCTAGAGCGGCTAAGCGGCTAAACGATCCGCGTCTACAATCCGCTCTTGCTCACCAGCTCACCGGTTTTGCGGGCAGTACTGCTCTTGGCGGCCTAGGCAGCACGGTAGGTAACTGGGGTTTAGGAAGGAACGAGCAATGAAATTAGATATTAGCGCACTTCTTGAGAAGGTGGCCACTGCCAACCTTCGCCTAAACCCGCACGTTTTAGACGTGGTAACGCGCGTAAAGACGGCAGGTCTCCATCGCACAGCGGCCGCTCTCCATACAGAATCGCAGCCTATGTCAATTAAGACGGCAGCGGGCTTGTTAGGAGCTAAGCTACTAGAAAATAGCCGAAGAAGACAAAAGATTGCTGCGGGTATATCAGCGCTAAATGCGTTAGACTCAAATGGCTAATAAGATTATTACGCTGGATTCGCACTTCCCTACGGGGGAGCCCACCGTGCAGTTAGTTGCAACGTGGGGAAGAAATGACCGCATTCTTAGAGAAGCAACTTCTCTACAGAAAACTGCGGCTCATTCTCCAGCAGAAGACTACATTCGTTCTATTACGCCTGAACCTGGTAAATCTATAGTTTTAGTAATAGGCCTTGGTGACCACGAAACTTACGGCGCAAACCGTAATGGTGATGGGTTTCCTTCAGAGCCTATAAAGGGTAAAATCACTTCAGACGAAGTGCTTCCTAAACACTTTAAGAGCTACGAAAAGGCTCACGTATTTGAACATCACGTAAACCATGATCCAGCCAAGGCTATAGGCCGAGTAAAGAAGGCCTTCTGGAATGGGCACATGCGCCGGGTTGAGGTCGTAGAAGATTTCGACCATGCCAAGGCGCCACAGCTACTTGAACGTATAGCTGCTGGCGAGTATCCCGCTAAATCCATGGGGTGCCGCATAAAATACGACGTATGTACTAAATGCGGTAACCGTGCGCGAACAAGGGCTGAATATTGCGATCACTTGCGCTATGCGATGAATCAAATTGATCCCAATACAGGGATTCAGAATGCAGCCCTTAATCCTAGCCCGGATTTTTTTGACAGCTCCTGGGTGATAAGGCCTGCTGACCGTACCGGCTACATGTTAAAAAAGGTAGCTGATGAGCGCCCGTACGAAGTACGCATGGGCAGCTTTGAATTATCGGATATCATATCAGATCTATCTGAAAAAGCGGCAGCTCTGCGTAAGGCAGCAGACATAGAAAAGGTAATTCAGGGTGAGCCCATAGCCACCGCGTCCTCACTTACTGAATCAGACGCTAAGCTGGTTAAAAAGTACCACGATACTAAACAAGATCAACCTAAAGATCACGACAAAGTCGTGAAAATAATGATCACCTATAAGCCATCCGAGGCTATAGGAACCGCTGAAGACATGGATATTCCTCTAGGTATTAAGGAATTAATAAAGTATTTTATGGGGCGTATGGCTCCCGATGATGCAGACTCAGTGTCTGAGTCGGTATGTAAATCAGCTAGTGATCACGTAGGTCTTCTTCTAGAAACTTTCGCTGCGTATCCTAGGTTTTTTGATGAGACGATTAAGCTCGCCTCAGTAGAAGGTTTAAAAGTAAATAATGAGTTAAAGAATAAGGTAGCAAGCATAGACGCTGCTGTAGAAATGCTACCCGTAGCATACGATTACGCTACAGATTTCAAACCTCAAAACATCACTGAAGATTACGCGTATAGACAGAGAACGCCGGCTGTTCTCCGTAAATACGAACGTCCTTTGACAGATCTAGTGCACTATACCGATCCTAATACGGGTCAGCGGTACGTAACTAATTACGGTGCGGTGCAGCGCGCACACGACACCTTAGCGCGAGGCGCTTCCGCACGGCGAAGCGCCTTATTAGGTGCCAGCGCTTTGCTGGCTGCGGCCACTTTAGGCATGGGGTTAAGTAAGCGTACGTCTGAAAATCCTATACGCCTAATAACAGGTCTAGGTTCGGCAGCGCTAGGTGGATTAGGCTTAGTAATGCCTGATTCGTACGCGGGACCAAAAATACAAACAGACGAGGGTGAAACCATTTCTGGATGGACTGAGATGGTTCCCCGAACCTACGATATAGCTCCCGAGATTGCATATCTAAACAAAAGAGCTAGCGACGATGCGCCGCGCGCTCTTAGTGCTACTATACGAGAGCAGTACTTTGGCTCTATTAAAGAAGCTGAAGTTCACGATGAACTAGACGTCTACGCTGGTTGTACGCTAGACTTTGAGAAAGTCGCAGATGCTGTGGGCAGGTCAATACTACTATTGACTGCTTGATCTTGAGATTAAAAACGTTGCTGCCTATTATTAACCGGAAAGCAGCGCTGTAACGAGGACGTAATGGCTACAAAAACAGAGAACGCGTTTGAGAGAATCCTTAGCCGCCTCGAGGAGTCCGACGAGGGCATCCAAGAGAAGACAGCCGCTGCGGCAGAGCCGTCCGCAGAGGCGCGCATGCTGGACACGGTTCGCCGTGTGTCGCAGGCGTCGGCAACTAAGACCGCGTCTGCGAACGCACCTGCGGCTGACCTAGAGCGTATGGCCAAGCAGGCCGCTGCTCTTGAAGAGCAGGCGCTGATAAAGGAGGCGCACTTCTTGGGCGCTGCCGTTGCGGACGGGTTTATGGAGCGTTTTGCGCAGTACGACGTTGCGCTCAATAACTCAGGCGTGAAGACCGCGGGTGCGAATCCCGAGACGGTCAAGGCCGCTGCGGAGGAAGGCTACCGTGCAGCTGTAGCTGACATGGAGAAGCACGCAGCTGATGAGTACCAGCGCGGTTACGAGGACACGCTCCGCACGGTACACAAGCTAGCGTCTGAGATCCACTACGGCGGCCAGACGATGGCGCGTAACATCCTGCAGCAAGCCCAGAAGCAGGGCTGATTACAATGAGCCGTCAGCTCGATATCTTCAAACTAGCTGATGACGTTCTCGCTTCGGTCGAAGAGCCCGTAGTTGAGAAGGTCGCTCAGGAAGCACCCGACGCTCTTAAAACAGAGATCGGCAACGCTTTGAAGACTGCGGCGGCGGCTCTTCGTAATGCAGATCCGTCAGCCGTAAGTTACGAAGACATTACTGCGGTGCTGTCAAGCGCTAAGGGGCAGTCTCTTAGCAAGACAGCTAGCGCAGAAGACGCCGGTAAACTACGCACAACCGTATCGTGGTCCGAGTCAAAGCTCGGGCATGAACTGCGTAATTTAGCGGAGTCTCTTCGTAAGGAAGCGGCCAGCGCCGATGCAGCTAGAGCTACCAAGGCGGCTCATGCGATTACGGCAGCTGTCGGAATTAAGCATTTAGAGCGCGCTCTTAGCGTGAAGGGTTGACCATGCGAATTAATGATGTCGCTGACGTTTTAGATGCTGTCGCAGGCTATATAGACAACATCGAATTTCAAAAGAGCGCTGCTGAAAACGCCGCCCGTGAAGAGCGGATCAGTAAGCTAGCCTCTAAGTATCACGTCTCAACCGGTGAGTCTATTCCGTCAAATATGCGGGATAAGCTTGCTAATTTAGACGTTGATACCCTTGATCATCTATTAAAAGTAGCTAACAATAATAGTGAGTCACCCACAACCTTGGGCGGACCTTCGGAAATCTCTGATTCTCCGGGGCCTCGCACTGTGAAGGAGGCGGCTAGTCACGCAGACGACCGTTTCCTTTCTTGGATCGTAAACGACTAAGGCTCAGGAGATAATTAAATGGCAGCGCTAAACGATAAGTTTGACGTACTACGCGGCTGGGAGCCGGGTGGTGACGCTGGTATTGACCAGTCGTTTCCTCCGGACTCTTCGGGCGGTACCCCCGTTGCATTAATGCCGGGTAACATCGTAACCCTTAAGACAACGGGCGAGGTTGAGCCGGGTACTACCGGCGCGGCTACGCAGCGTGCGTACATCGTTGTTGAAGGCAACGTTGACGATTACTCCGCGCAGTTCGTCAATAAGGTTGTTTGCCTTCGTGGTAAGCTTACGGTGAAGACCGACAAGCTTGACGGTGGCAGCGCCTTCCCCGTGACCGGCCCCCTTACTTATGATACCGGCGTCCTTCGGGACTGGGCTGCGGGCGAGCAGCAAATCGGTATTGTAATCGCTAACAACGTCGCGGTCGACGGGACCATTGTGGCCGAGCTCGACCTCTGATCTAACGGAGACAACATGAGCAACCCGTCATATCGCACAGAGACCGAGAAGGTCTCCGCACAGTTCATCAACTCGAACTTCGTTCGGAAGCTCGAGCAGGGCCGCGTGAAGGAGGCTTCGGAGGAAGGCTCAGCCTTTATCCGCACCAAGCTCCGTCAAGAGGCCTTCGTTCGTGAGATCCTTCCGCCGGTCCTCTTGGCCGACGACGAGATCGATCGTGACGAGAACACGGACCAGCCGAAGAAGATCGTCGAGAAGGAGCCTGACTCCGTCGCGACGTTCGTTCCCTTCTACGGCACCGGCCCGCGCACGCTCTTCCGTGGTCCGCGCTACGCCGTCTTCTTCGGTAAGACGGAGTCACAGCGCTTCCGCAAGAGCAAGTTCGAGCTGATGACGTACCAGAACGACATCCGCAAGATCCTTTCGGACAACTCCGTTAAGGATATGGCGGATCAAGAGGACCTTAAGTTCATCTCGACGGTGAACGCGGTTCTCGCTGGCGCACCCTCGCAGGTGGTAGGCGCTGCGTCGTTCAACTCAGCCGCCTTCAAGGCAGGCTTCCAGAACCTTGTTAGCCGTCGTCTTCCCATCGGCAAGATCCTGATGACGAAGAACACGTACTACGAGGCTCTAGACCTCCCGGCGACTAGCGTAGGTAACGACGTCGCGTCGGCGCACTACAACGACGGTATCGAAAAGGAAGAGCGCCTTTTCGGTATCCCCGTAGTGACGACGATCAAGACGGACATCCTTACGCCGCAGGCGGGTGCTTCGCACTCGGTGTACCTCTTCTCGCCTGAGAACTTCCTGGGCAACTTCTTCTTGCTTCAGGATGCTACTCTCTTCATCAAGCAGGAAGCGGACATCATCTTCTTCCACAGCTACGCAGCGCCGGGCATCGGCATTGGCAATACGGCAGCAATGTGCCGTATTGACATCGCCTGAGGTCTGCAAATGGAGACTTATACGTGGCTACGGTTGCTGAAGGGCAATACCCTCGTATTAACGGGGCTGGTTGACTTTCAAAAGCAGCCACTGGTGTTCCGTACGCCTGTCTTAGTAAGACGGTGTGTTACTAAGGACACCTTTGAACATCCTATGGTGCAGCGGTATGTTGCCCAAGGCATGTTAGCCGTAGAAACGGATAAGTCTCCAAAGGTCGCTGCTCCTGTTGCGACGCCGACAGCGGTAAAACCTCCGGCAGCAATCAGCGTTGCGACCCCGCCGGTACCGGAAGCAACTCCGGTACTTGAAGCGGCGGTCGTAGCGCCTGTGGAGATCGAAGTTGAGACGGTGGAGTCTGCGCCATCGCCTGAACCTATGATCGAAGCAGTTGCTGTAGAGGCAGTAACTTCTGTGGTTACTGTCAGTGACGGGCCGGCACTTGAGGTTGCCGACCAGTCTCCTGAGCCCGCGCTGTCGCCAGCTGCCGAGGTGCCCAAGCCCACGACTGACACACCGAGACGACGCCGACGCGGTTGAGCAGCTAAATAAAGACCCAAAAACGCGCATTATCATTACGATGATGCGCGTTTTTGCTTGAGGGCTATTAAAATGGCAACGCAAGAAATAAAATGGAAGCCGTCTACATCCCCCAATATTGTCGCCTACGAAATTCTAAAGAGCGACACCGGGCAGACAGGCACCTACGACAGACTAACTCTGGTGCTACATCAAATACCTGGTAGTAACTGGAATAGCACAGAAAACTGTTTTTACTATACGGACATGCTGATTCCGTATAGGTGGTATCGCCTAAGAATACTTGACCGTTACGGCAACATAGCCGAAGACAGCGCGCCTACGCCCTTTCAGGCGGGAAACAGCCCCGTAGACGTGCCTTCTCTGTATTTCGTCGCATTAAACGAGAATACAGGAGGGCAGAATAACCTCCAGTATGTAACGCAGGGCGGAACTCCAATTGTAGGAGCTACTATCCGCGTCTATAAAAAAATAGACTGGGATATTAAAAATTATTCTAAAGTAGTAGGTACTACTATCACAGTAGCTTCTGGCGGATGGCAAACTCCGATATTTTCAGAAGTCGGGGAGACCTATACTGTGGTATTCAACAAACCTAACGAATACGGCCCTGACACGGTCGAAATAACTGTATAATAGGTGCAGCATGTCCACGCGAAAGTATACGAACCAGATCAGCATTCAAGACTGGACCACCGTGCAGATGTGGGCCAGCGCAGGCAACCAGCTCGGAGACAGTGCGCCTCTTGACGATGTCAGCGGCGTAGGAACTGGGCCCTTTTTAGTATTTGAACACGGAATTTGGAAGTACCCGCAGCAGGCAGCCGCCGGTCGCTTTAAGGTTCCCGCAAATACCAATAAGCCTATACGTCTTGTAGGCGTTATGGCTGACTTTGGAGCTAATACGGCCTACACCGTAAGCGTAGCGGGCATAGACGGCACTCTAGCGCGGCCTGACAACACGAGTGGCGTGCCCTACCCTGCGGCAGACGCCGCGCTTTACCGCGAAGGCGATATTCAAGTCCTAGCGGGTACTAGCAGGTACCTATCAACTAACTTAAACACGAGCGGTAACGGTTACATGGCCGTACTCAGCCCTGGCATGGACGTAATAGTAACCACTACGGCAGGCGTGCAGCCTTTAATCCGGCTTATCTTCGGCCTTGCTTATGAACACTACTGAACTAGTGGCGTTCGTAAGCGGGCGTCATCTAGCTTTACAAAAGCTAGGGATGGACGCCAAGCATCATAAGCTAATACAGCGGCTGCAAGAAGCTGTAGTAGACGAGCATGACGGCGAGCAAGAGTACGCAGAAACGGCGGAAGAAGCAAAACGCCAGAATCTCAAAGAAATAGAAAGCATGGCCCGGTCACATCAGTCTGATGAGGCGCGACATGGGCAGGAAAACAGAGCTGCTCTACATCAGCTATATCTGAAAGAGTGAAATGCCTGTAGTCGCCACGCCCGCTACTCCGATCATCGTATCTGTGGATCAGATCCGCAGGTTCATGCGCGATTATCCGAATAGGAACATCCTACTAGATGACGTCGAGTTCTCTCAAGACGACATCAACCAGGGTGTAGAGATGGTGACTTCCAACTACAACGCCATAACGCCGCAGACTTCTTACATACCTGTTAGTTGGCCTGCACACCTACAGTACGTGTTGCTACTCGGCGTTACGGCTTATCTGCTAAAAAGCGCAGCGATCCTGCAACTTAGAAATCAAGCCACATACCAAGATGGTGATATCGCACCTATCGGTATAGACGACAAGTATCAACAATACATGCAGCTCGCACAGATGTTCAAAAATGAATGGGACGAGCTAGTCAGGCAGATTAAGACACAGAATAACCTTGAAGCAGCGTATGGCTGGTTGTCCTCGGGTTATCGAAACGTAAGCCGCTACCATCACACATGACCTCACTACTTAAACATGCTTATTACGCCGGTCATGTTGCGGCTCTAAGTAAATTAGGGACCGAAGCTGGACCTATTGCTTATTCTCCTAGGGACGGCGCCGACCACAATCCCGTATCAGAAAATAACCTTCAACAGATACTATTAGAAATGAATAGAGAACCCGCCGTCACCGGAGACGAGTCGGGAATAGGTATGCCTTCTCCGTCAAAAACAGGCTCTTTAAACGACGGAGGGTACGCCGCCTCAGGTACTGGAATATACAGCACCGGAGGTACAGACGCAGACTTAGATCGCAGCGACCGCGATTACCGCAAACGCAATAACATTGAACGCGCGTTCGCTACTAACGAAGCAATAGATACTAGCTATGGTCCTGAGCCTGCTATGACGCAGCCTCACGGTTCTAAGTACGCTAACAGTCTGACCGGCGGACTTAAAAACCCGCTTACTAGTGGAAATTCTAGTATGCGGCTGTCTAATTCTTTAACTCCTAAAAGTAACAATTCTCTTAACCCCATGTCCAACGCAAACCGCCCTAACTTTACAAATCAGGGGACACAGGAATTTAGGGATGGGCAGCTAGATAACGTACTCACCAACACCATAAGCACGCCAGCGATGCG